GCATATTTTTTCGTGCGGGGGTTTTAGGGGAGGGGGGGGTAGTCTCCGCCCTGACTGTTGCAGACGTATTCATTCTGGAAGAAGCCGCCCAGGGCAACCTCGGCGGCTTCTTCGTTTTGGAGCTCCAATGGGATCTCGTGGGCCTCAACCGCTGCCGGCGAACGTGCATCTGCTGCGCGGGAATCCGTCGAAGAAGTCCGCCGCGGACTTGTTCGACGAGTTCAACCCGGAAGTGGAGATCCCGGACGCGCCGCGGTGGATCTGGCCCGAGGCGAAAAAGGAGTGGAAGCGCATCGGCGCCGAGCTGCAGCGCTACGGCCTGATCAGCAAGCTCGATCGCGCCGCCCTGGTGCTGTACTGCCAGGCATGGGCCCGCCTGGTGTGGGCCGAGACGATGCTGTCGCGGGCCATGCGCGTCGCCGAGGAAAAGCGCATGGCGGCCGAGGCCGCCGGCGAGGAGTGGAAGGGTGGCGACGGCATCATGGTCCCCAGCCCGAACGGCTCCCTGGTCTATTCGCACCACTGGGTGGTGCAGCGCCGCGCCGCGCAAGAGGTGCATTGGTATCTGCAGAGCTTTGGCCTGTCGCCGTCGTCGCGCTCCCGCGTGAAGACCAGCAGCAACCGCCAGGCTGATTTCTTCCAGGAAGCCGGACAGGACGCATGGAACGGACTCTGACCTACGGCGAGATCGCGACGCAGTACGCGCGCGACATCGTCGACGGCCGCATTCCCGCCTGCAAGTGGCACAAGCTCGCCTGTGCCCGCCATTTGCGCGACCTCGAGCGCATCGGCAGCGCCGGCTTCCCCTATGTTTTCAATCCAGAGCTCACCGACGCCGCCGGCAAGACCTACTTCCCTGGCGAGCGGATCTGCAAGTTCGCCGAGCTCATGCCGCACATCAAGGGCGACTGGGCTGCGCGTGGCCAGCTCATCGTCCTCGAAGCCTGGCAGATCTTCATCCTCGTCAGCATCTTCGCCTGGGTGCATCGCGACACCGGCAAGCGCCGCTTCCGCGTTGCCGACCTCTACGTCCCGCGCAAGAATGCCAAGAGCACCCTGGCCGCCGTCATCGGCAACTTCATGCTCGCTGTCGACGGCGAATTCGGCGCCGAGGTCTACTCCGGCGCCACCTCGCAGGACCAGGCGCTCGAAGTCTTCCGCCCCGCGCTGCTCATGGCCCGCGCCACCCCGCGCTTCATGCAGACCTACGGCGTCAGCGCCAACGCCAGCAACCTCGCCGTCGTTGAGAAGAACAGCAAATTCGAACCCGTCATCGGCAAGCCGGGCGACGGCGCCAGCCCCAGCTGCGCCATCGTCGATGAATACCACGAGCACAAGACCCCCGAGCTCTACGAAACAATGCAGACCGGCATGGGCGCGCGCTCACAGCCGCTGATCCTGGTCATCACCACCGCCGGAAGCGACATCTCCGGCCCCTGCTTCCAGCATCAGCAGGAACTCGAGAAGATCCTCGAGGGAACCATCGACAACGACCAGCGCTTCGGCATCGTCTTCGGCATCGACGAAGGCGACGACTGGACCAATGAAGACGTCCTGCGCAAGGCCAACCCCAACTATGGCGTCAGCGTCGATGCCGAGTTCCTCGCCATCCAGCAGCGCGACGCCATTGCCGACCCGCGCAAGCAGAACGTCTTCAAGATCAAGCACCTCAACGTCTGGGTCGCCGCCGCTTCGCCCTGGCTCAACCTCTACCACCTGCAGCAGGCTGGCGACCCATCGCTCAAGCTCGAAGACTTCCGCGGTCAGGATTGCATCGCCGGCCTCGACCTGGCGAGCAAGCAGGACATCGCCTCAAATGTCTACCTCTTCGATCGCGAGATCAACGGTGAAAAGCACTACTACGCCATCAGCCGCAACTACGTCCCCGAAGCGGCCGTGCAGAAACCAGAGAACGCCCACTATCAAGGCTGGGTGATCAGCGGCCACCTGATCCAGACCGACGGCAACATGATCAACATCACGCAGATCGAAGACGATCTGCTCGAAGCCGCCGAGACCGTTGTCCTGCGTGAGGTCGCCAAGGACCCATGGAACTCAGCCCAGCTCGGCGCCAACCTGCAGGAAGCCGGCTTCGAGGTTGTCGACATCCCGCAGCAGGTCCGCTACCTCAGCGAACCGATGAAAGAGCTGCAGGCCCTCGTCGACGCCGGTCGCTTCCATCATGACGGCAATCCCGCCTTCGTCTGGATGCTCTCCAACGTCGAAGTCAAGGAATACCGCAACGAAAACATCTTCCCGCGCAAGCAGCGCGCCGCCAACAAGATCGACGCTGCGGTCGCGTTGATCGTTGCAATGAGCCGGGCGCTGGTTTCCGCGCCGGGCAACAACACCTACTCCGAGGTCGACCTGGTCATCCTATGAGCCTCCGACTTCGACTCGCCCAATGGGCGCTGCGCGGCGTGCATCCGCGCGACCCGGCGCTGGCCGAATGGCTCGGCATGCTCAACATGACGGCCGCCGGTGTCTCGGTGACGGCCGAGACCGCAATGCGAGTTTCGACGGTCTATGCGTGCATCAGAGTTCTGTCCGAGACCGTTGCCAGCCTGCCGCTCGTCGTCTATCGCCGGAAGCCCGGCGGCGGGAAAGAGCGCGCAACCGACCACTGGCTCTATTCACTGCTGCATGGTGGACCGAACGGCTGGATGACCAGCTTCGCGTGGCGCGAACAGGGTGTCGCGCACCAATGCCTGCGCGGAGTTTCCTACAGCCGCATCATCGGCGATCCGCGCGGCCGGCGTCAGCTCGTGCCGATCCATCCCGACCGGATGCGCGTCAAGCTGCTCGATACCGGCCGGCTCGCCTATGAGCTGCAGAAACAGAGCGGCGGTACCGAGATCCTGCTCCAGGAAGAAGTTCTGCGCATCCCGCACCTGGTTGTCGATGGCATCCGCCCGGTGACGCCGATCGAAGCGCAGAAAGAAGCGCTCGGCGCTGCCCTGGCCGCCCAGGACTACAGCGCGCGCTTCTGGGCTAACGATGCCAAGCCGCGCAGCGGCTGGATCGAGATGCAGGGCGATTTCAAAAGCGGTGGCGACGAAGAGGGCTTCCGCAAAAAATGGCAGCAGTACATGACGGGCGAGAACCGCCACAAGATCGCCTTTCTGCCGAAGGGAATGACCTATCACGCGCTCTCCATGACCATGGAGGATGCGCAGTTCATCGAGACGCGCAAGCTGCAGCGCTCGGAAGTCGCGAGCATCTTCCGCGTTCCGCCGCACATGATCGGCGACCTCGAGCGTGCGACCTTCAGCAACGTCGAGCAGCAGTCCATCGACTTCGTCGTGCACACCATCCGCCCCTGGCTGGTGCGCTGGGAGCAAGAGCTGACGCGCGGCCTGCTTACCGAAGCCGAGCAGGAGAAGTATTTCGTCGAGTTCCTCGTCGATGGCCTGCTCCGGGGAGATGCCAATGCCCGCGCCAACTACTTCCGCACTGCCGTTCTCACTGGCTGGATGAACCGCAACGAGGTGCGCGAGATCGAGAACATGAACCGCGAGGAAGGGCTCGATGAATTCCTTGCCCCGCTCAACATGACCCCGGCCGATCTTCTGGCCGATGTATTGAAAGGAAAGACGGCATGAAAGACCGAGAGATCCGCAGCTTCACCCTCGACGAAATCAAGATCGAGGCGCGCGAAGACGGCAAACGCCTCATCCGTGGCCATGCCGCCGTGTTCAACCAGCTCTCCGAGGATCTCGGCGGCTTCCGCGAGCAGATCGCGCCGGGCGCCTTTGCCGAGGCCATCAAGACCGACGACGTGCGCGCGCTGTTCAACCACAACGCCGACCTCATCCTTGGTCGCAACCTCGCCGGCACCCTCAAGCTCGCGGAGGACGCACGTGGCCTCGCCATCGAACTCGACCCGCCCGATACGCAAGCCGGTCGCGACCTGCTCGTCAGTATGGAGCGCGGCGACGTGACACAGATGTCCTTCGGCTTCAGCGTCCGCCCCAACGGCCAGAACTGGGGCAAGGACGATACCGGCCAGGTCGTGCGCACCATCACTCGCGTGCGCCTGTTCGATGTCTCTCCCGTCGTCTACCCGGCCTACCCGCAAACCGACGTCGCAGTTCGCGAGCTGCGCGACTGGCAAGCCGCCCAGGCGCCGCATGTCGATGTCGCCGGCCGCGCTGCGCTCGACATTCAGCGGCGCCGACTGGAGCTGGCTGCGTAGCGCACCAAGAAACCTACCCACAAGGGCCGCCCGGGCAACCGCGCGGCCCTTTTCATTTCCAGGCGCCGCCCCGGCCGGCCAAGCGGACGCCTCCCTCCATCGGCCGGGAAGGAGATCAGAAACATGAGCAAGAAACTGAACGACCTGCGCCACCAGCGCAATCAGCTCGTCACCCAGGCGCGCGGCATCCTCGACAAGGCCGATGCCGAGAAGCGCGGCCTGAATGCCGACGAGCAGAAATCCTACGACGACATCTTCGCCAAGCAGGACGAACTGCGCGGCCAGATCGAGCGCGAAGAGCGCCAAATCGAGCTTGAGCGCCAGCTGGCGGATAGTCAGATGCGCAACGGCAACGGCGGCGACGACGGCGGCCGCGGAGAGCAGCGCGGCGAAAACGCCGGCCCCAATGGTCCGAGGGGCACCGAGGAATACCGCGCCGCCTTCGACGCCTTCCTTCGTGGCGGGCGCAACAATCTTAACCCCGACCAGATCCGCGCCCTGTCTGCCGGCGCCGGCTCCGAGGGTGGCTTCATGATCGCGTCGGAACAGATGGCGTCCGGCATGATTCAGGCCCTCGACGATGTGGTGCTGATCCGCCAGTGGGCGACCAAGCACTCCATTCCCACGGCGGCTAGCCTGGGCGCCGTCTCGCTCGATTCCGACCCGGCCGATGCCGACTGGACCAGCGAGATCGCGACGGGCAGCGAAGACAGCACCATGGGCTTCGGCAAGCGCGAGCTGGTCCCGCAGGCGCTGGCCAAGCGCATCAAGGTCAGCAACAAGCTGCTGCGCAAGGTGCCGGCCGCCGAGGCGCTGGTCATGTCGCGCCTGGCCTACAAGTTCGGCATCTCGGAGGAGAAGGGCTTCCTCACCGGCAACGGCAGCAAGAAGCCGCTCGGCCTCTTCACCGCCAGCAATGACGGCATCCCGACCACCCGCGACGTGTCCGCGGGCAACGCTGCCACCAGCATCGGCATGGACGGCCTGATCGCCGCCAAGTACAGCCTCAAGGCGCAGTACCTGCGCAATGCCAAGTGGCTCTTCCATCGCGACGGCGTCAAGCAGATCGCCCAGCTCCGCGCGACGGCCGACGGCCAATACCTGTGGGAGCCCAGCAAGAAGGCCGGCGAGCCCGACATGCTGCTCGGCCTGCCGATCCACATGTCCGAGTACGTGCCCAACACCTTCACCGCCAGCCAGTACGTCGGCATGCTCGGCGACTTCAGCTTCTACTGGATCGTCGACGCGCTCGACATGCAGATCCAGCGCCTGGCCGAGCTCTACGCCGAGACCGACCAGACCGGCTTCATCGGCCGCAAGGAAACCGACGGCCAGCCGGTTCTCGGCGAAGCCTTCGCCCGCGTCAAGCTCGCCGCCTCCTGATCGAGGCGGTACTCGGTAGCACCCCGGCGGCGCATTCGGTCGCCGTCGGGCAATCCATCACATAGGAGCCCATACAAATGGACACCAAGCAGACTCAAGATGTGCAGAACTCCCTCGCCCCGGCTGCCCGTACGGCCAGCGCCAACGGTAGCGGCGTCGATCTCGCCAACTTCGGAAGCGCCACCGTCGCCTTCAGCGTTGGCACCATCACCGACGGCACCCACACCCCGAAGGTGCAGGAATCCGACGACAACTCCACCTACACCGACGTCGCCGCCGCCGATCTCATCGGCACGCTCGCCGCCCTGGCGACCGACACCAACCAGCGCGTCGGCTACCGCGGCACCAAGCGCTACATCCGCGCCGTCTCCACGGTCGCCGGCGCCACCACCGGCGGCGTCTATGCCGCCGTGGTGATCCGCGGCGATGCCCGCAAGCAGCCCGTCGCCTGATAGGGGCCAGCCATGAAGATCCGCATGAACTCTCTCATGGCCGGCCCGTCCGGCTCCCGCCATCCTGGCCAGATCTGCACCGTCGGCCAGGACATCGAACTCGCCGAAGCCAAGCAGCTCGTGGCGGGCGGCTATGCCGACGAAATGGCCGAAGAAGCCACGGCCGCTGCCGCCAAACCCGTCAAGGGCAAGCGGGCCGTCGAAGCCGCCGTCCCGCCGGCGTCGACTTCTGGCGACGGCGCCGCCGCTGATTCCGACACCACCGCTGGCAACTGATACAAATGGGCCTCACCCTCACCGCCGCGCCCGGCACCGAGCCGATCGCGCTCGCCGAAGCCAAGCTCCACTGCAAGGTCGACGTCACCGACGACGACGCGCTGATCACCGCGCTCATCGTCGCCGCGCGCCGTCTCGCCGAGCAGCAGACCGGGCGCGCGCTGGTGACGCAGCAGTGGAAGCAGACGCTCGACGCTTTCCCCGTCGCCGCGATCGCGCTCGACCTGCCGCCGCTGCAAACGGTGGAGTCGCTCAAGTACTACGACACCGACGGCGCGCAGCAGACGCTCGCCGCCGGCACCGACTACACCGTGCACACGTCTACGCCGCTCGGCCTCGTCGCGCCAGCCTACGGCACCACCTGGCCGGCCACCCGCGACATGCTCGAAGCCGTCGAGATCGCCTTCACCGCCGGCTATGGCGCCGCCGCCGCCGTGCCGCAGGAGATCAAGCAGTGGATGCTGCTGCAGATCGGCCACTGGTACGAGAACCGCGAAGCCAGTGGCGACCGCCGCAATCCGCTGCCCTACGTCGACGCGTTGCTCGACCCCTACCGCGTGCTGAGGTTCGGCTGATGGCTGCCGGTCGGCTCAATTGCCGCATCACCCTCCGCCAGCGCGTTACCGGCCAGGACGCCATCGGCCAGCCGGTGCAGACCTGGGCCGACGTCGCCACCGTCTGGGCCGACATCCGCCATCCGGGCGGATTGGAAACCGTCAAGGCCGATGCCGACGTCTCCGTTGTCAAGGCCAGCATTCGCATTCGCCACCGCACTGGCATCGATGCCGGCATGCAAGTGGTGCACGGCGCGGATACCTACGACATCAAGGCCGTGCTGCCGGATGCCGCCAGCAAGCGGCATCTCGACCTCGTCTGCGAGCTGGCGAAATGAGCGTCACCATCCACGCCGACATGGCCGGCCTCGACCGCATGATCGACATGCTGGCCGCCGACGTCGAAGAGGCCGCCCGCCCGGCGGCCTTTGCCGGTGCCGACGTCATTTACCGCGAAGTCAAGCGCAACGTGGCCGCCCTTGGCCGCGTGAGCGGAAACCTCGACCGCTCGATCTACCGCGTATACTCGAAGGACAACAGCGGCCGCGGTCGCGCCACCTATCACATCAGCTGGAATGCGCGCAAGGCACCGCATGGCCACCTGGTCGAGTACGGCCACTTTCAGCGCTATCGCGTTTTCATCGGCAAGGATGGCCACTGGTACACCGACAAGTCGAATCCGCTTGCCCAACCGCGCCGCGTCGCCGCCGCACCATTCGTGCGTCCCGCCCAGGCCAAATTTCCCGAAGCGGTCGCCGCCGCCGAGGCCGAGTTGTTTAAAAGGATCGGCGCCCTGTGACCGTCGAATTCGACCTCTTCACCCTGTTGCGCACGTTCGCCGACCACGTCTTTCCCGACGTCGCGCCGCACGAGACGCCGCGCCCCTACGTCACCTACCAGCAGATCGGCGGCGCCGCACTCAGTTATGTGGATGACGTCGTTCCCGCGGCGAAAAACGGTTACTTCCAGATCAATGTTTGGTCGAACACGCGTCAAGCCACTGCTGCTCTGGCCCTGCAGATCGAGGCAGCCATGATCGCCGCCACCGTATTCCAGGCGCGCCCCATGGGCGCGCCTGTCGCAGAACACGAGCCGGACCTGGCCATCTACGGCAGCCGGCAGGATTTCAGCATCTGGTCCGCCCGATAGCCCAGGGCGCCTGAAGAAAACAAGCCGCCTCCGGGCGGTTTTTTTGTGCCCGCGAGGGCCACTCAACCAACCCGCTTCGGCGGGTTTTTTTATGAAAGGCCCACACCATGGCTCAAGTACCCACCGGCACCCTGTTCTCCGTCGCCACCACCTTCGGCAACGCCATCACCGTCACCGCCGTCACCAACGCCACCGAGGCCGTCTGCTCGGCGACCGCGCACGGCCTCAGCACCGGCGACGTCGTCGAAGTCACCAGCGGCTGGGGGCGGCTCAACAAGCGCACCTTCGAAGTCGAAGTCGTCGACGCCAACAGCTTCAAGCTCAAGAAGGCCGACACCTCCAGCACCTCTCACTACCCTGCCGGCGCCGGCATCGGCAGCGTGCGCGAGGTCACCGCCTGGACCCAGCTGTCGAAGGTCATGAACCCGCAGACGCAGGGCGGCGACCCCAAGACCGTCAACTACAAGTTCCTCGAGTCCGACGTCGAATACTCGATCAACGACGGCTTCACCGCCACCAGCCTGACGCTCGAGATGGACGACGACGACACCACGGCCGGCTACGCCGCGCTGCGCACCCTCACCGACGTGCAGTCCGACACGGTGCTCAAGGTGCTGGCGCGCAGCGGCTCGCGCGTCTACATGCCCTGCACCGTGGCCATGAACGACGTCCCGCGCATGCAGGACGGCCAGATCAACCGCATCAGCGTCGCGTTCAACGGCAGCAACCGCCACACCCGCTACGCCGCCTGATTCCCCGGGGCGCCATGAGGCCCGCTTCGGCGGGTCTTTTCTCCCGCCGGGCAGGCCTGGCGGGCTTTTTTAAAAACACGAAAGGCATAACACATCATGGCAAATATCAAACTGGGCAGCCGCCCGAAAACCTTCAAGCCCTTCAAAGTCAAGTTCGACCTGCCCGAGGGCGGCGAGGGCGCCATCGAGGTCACCTACAAATACCGCAGCAAGACCGAGTTCGGCCGCCACCTCGACGACATGATGGGGCAGGCCAAATCGAAGGAAGCCGACGAACCGCGTTCCACCGAGAACTTCTCCATGGAGGCCTTCTTCAAGGCCAACACCGCGGCCAGTGCCGACCACTTGATGGGCTCCATCGACGCCTGGGATCTCGACGAGCCGCTGACGCGCGACGCCTTGCTCCAGCTCGGCGACGAATGCCCGGCAGCCGTGGCGGCGCTGATTGCCTGCTACGCCAACGCCTGCCGGGACGGCCGCCTGGGAAACTGATCGAGGCCGCGCGGGCGCTCTACGAGCCGCCGCCCAAGCCCGGCGGCCTGTTCGCGCCCGAAGACTTCGAAGACATCGAAGTTTGGCCGGAGAGCTGGCCGGCCGTCGATCTATTCATGCAGTTGCGCACCCAGTGGCGCGTCGGCTTCAACGGCGCCACCGGGCTCGATTACGAAGTGCTGTTTGCCCTGCTCGATCGCCGCGGTTATGCCGGCGACGAGTGGGAGCGGATGTTCGAAGACATCCGCCTGATGGAGCGCGAGGCGCTGGCCGCCATGCGTGACGACAACTGAGGCCCTCCCCGCGAGGGCCTCGACTATTTGGACTGACATGTCGACCGAAGAACGCAAAGTACAGCTGGGCGTGGAAGTTGACTCGACCAAGGCTCGCAAGGGTTTCGGCGAGGTCAAGGAAGCCGGCCGCGACATGTCGCAGTCCGTCTCCCGCTCCGGCCATGAAGCCGCCAAGGGCGTGGATGAGATCGGCGCCATCGCCGCCAGATCCTCGCAGAAGCTAGATCGCGCTACCAGGAGCATCGTCGCTTCCATACAACGCGCCACGGCGGCTGCCGAAGCCGGCGGCCGCGGCACCACCAAGTTCTATGAAGCCATTGCCAGTCAGCGCGGCATCAATGCCGACATCCTGAAACCCTACCTTACGGCCCTTGGCGAAGCAGAGAAGAAGCAGCTTGGCGCCCAGGCATCCCTCACCCGCACTGGCCTGTCGGCAAGGGAAACCGCCTTCGCCCTGCGCCAGGTGCCGATGCAGTTCACCGATATCTTCACCTCGCTCGCCAGTGGCCAGCGCCCCATGATGGTGATGCTGCAGCAGGGCGGCCAGCTCAAGGATATGTTCGGCGGCCTCGGCCCTGCCGTGAAGGCCATGGGAGGCTATGTGCTCGGCCTCGTCAATCCCATCACCCTCACGGTGGCTGCCGCCGCCGGCCTGGCCACCGCCTTCTACCAGGGCGCCGAAGAGTCGCGCGGCCTGGCGCGCGCCATCGCTCTCACGGGAAACGCCGCCGGCGCCACCGTCAGCCAGCTCAACGCCATCGCCGCCGCGGTCGGCACCGCTACCGGCGCCACCCAGGGTGCCGCCGCCGACGCCGTCGAGCAACTCGTCGCCACCGGTCAGGTGGCGACGCAGAACATCGGCCTCGTCGCCACCACCGCCGTGTCCATGGAGCGCGCGACCGGCCAGGCGGTCAAGGAAACCGTCAAGCAGTTCGTCGAGCTCGCCAAGGAGCCGGCCTCGGCCTCGGCCAAGCTCAACGAGCAATACAACTACCTCACCACATCGGTCTATCGGCAGATCAAGGCCCTCGAGGATCAGGGGCGCGCCACAGAGGCCGCCGCGCTGGCGCAGAAAGCCTTTGCTGATGCGCTGGCGGATCGCGCCGGAAAGGTGGATGCCAACCTCGGCACGCTTGAGCGTTCCTGGCGCGGCCTCAAGGATGCCGCCAAGGGCGCCTGGGATGCCATGCTCGACATCGGCCGCGAAGACAGCACGGCCGACAAGATCCAGTCCAAGGCCGCCGAGGTCGAGGCCTTGCGCTCCCGCATGGCGACTCTGCAGGCCGGCGGTGTCGGCGATTCGCTGTGGGCCGGCCTCAAGCGCTCCCAGCTGGCCACGGCCGAAGGCGAACTCGCTACGCTGAAAAAGCTCGCCGCGGAAGAATCGCGCCGTGCCACAGAGCAGGAGCGGCAGAACGTCGCGCAGAAGGCTGGCATCGACCTGCTCAAGGAATCCGAGAAATACCTCGACAAGCAGGCGCAGAAGAAGAAGGCAATCGCCCACATCGAAGGCCTCTACGCGCAGTCCATGAAGGACTCCTCCGCCCAGGAGGCTCGCCGCCTCGCTCTTGCCGGCATCGACGAAAAATTCACCGACAAGGCCGCCGCCAAAGAATCCGGCCAGGCCGCCACGCAGGAATGGGCCAACCGCCTCAAGGCCGTGGCCGCCGGCACCGAGCACGAGCGCGCCCTGGTCGAGCAGGCCCATGCCGCCGGCCTGACCAGCGCCGAGCAATACCAGGAAAATCTCTACCGCGTCGAAGTCGCCGGCCTCGGCAAGCGCGCCGCGGTGCTGCAGGCGCAGCTCGACGCCAGCAAGGACAAGAGCGATCGCCTCAAGCTGACCGGAGAACTGGCCGAAGTGCAGGCGCATGCACTCAAGGCCGCCGACGCCTACCAGCTGGCCCTGGCCAGGATGGCCAAGGCCGAGCGGGATTTCTGGGAGCAGGGCCGGCAGGAAATGACCCGCGCCGCTGCCGACGAGCTGGATGCGACGCTGAAAAAGGCCGCCGCCGCCGAGGAGGAAAATCGCCGTATCGGCCTGACGGCCGGGCAGCTGACCCAGCTCACCGCCAGTCGTTACGACGAGATCATCGCCAAGCGCGAGGAAGCCGCGGAATCGCTGCGCGGCAACGAAGCGCGCGCCGGCGAACTCTTCTATATCGAGCAGCAGATCGAGGCCCTGCGGCGCCTCAAGGCCGCCGAAGTGGTGCGGCCCCAGCTCGAGGCGCAAGCCCGCGCCTGGGACAACTTCACGCGCGACATCGAATCCAGCCTCACCGACGCCCTCATGCGCGGCTTCGAGGCCGGCAACGGCTTCGGCGAGAACTTCGTCGAGACCCTGAAAAACACCCTCAAGACCGCCGGCCTCAAGATCCTGGTGCAGGCCGTGGTCGAGCCGACGATGGGCGCCGTGCGCGAGCTGGGTGGCGGCGGCATGCCCTCGTTCTCCAGCCTCGCCGACGGCAGCGCGCTCTCGAAGCTGACCGGTTCCGCCTCCGGCCTCTGGGGCCTGATCAACGGCTCCACCATCAACGGCGGCTTCGCCAGCCTGGCCGAGTCGGCGGCCGGCGCCAACCTCGGCCTTTCCGCCCAGGTGCCGGGCCTGATGGGGCCGACGCAATCCGGCGCGGCACTGTCCGGCTACCAGCTCACGGATCTCGGCAAGGGCATCGGCAGCGGCCTGGCCACGGCCGGCGCCGGCATCATGGGCGCGGCGATCGGCGGCGCGATTGCCAAGGATTACCGCATCGCCGATGGCGTCTCCGGCGCCGTGGCGGGCGCCGGCATCGGTGCGCTGATCGGGCCGCTGGGTTCCTTCGCCGGCGGCATCCTCGGCGGCATTGCCGATCGCGCTTTCGGCATGGGCAAGGTCGAACTGGGCGGCGCGGGCGTGCAGGGCACCTTCGCCGGCAGCGGCTTCCAGGGGCAGGGCTACCAGGACTGGACGCAGAAGGGCGGCTGGTTCCAGTCCGACAAGTCAGGCACGCGTTACAGCGCGATGGATTCCGGTGCGCAGTCGTCGCTGGGTAACGCCTTCGGCGGCATCAAGGCGCAGGTATCCGGCCTGGCGGCCTCGCTCAAGGTCGAGACCTCGGCCATCGCCGGCTACAGCAAGACCATCCGCCAGGCGCTCGATGCCGGCTCGGTGTCGGCGCTGATGGACGGCATGGCCAACGACATGGCCGCGCTGGCGCTGGCCGGCACCAACTACGGCAAGTCCGGCGAGGCCGCGCTGGCCACGCTGACGCGGCTTTCCACCAGCCTCGGCACCTTCAACGGCTGGATGGAGCGGCTCGGCCTGACGCTGGCCGATGTCAGCCTGGCCGGCGGCAACGCATCCTCCAAGCTGATCGACCTGCTGGGCGGCGTCGAGGAATTCGCGCGCAAGGAAGCGGCCTATTTCGACGCCTACTACAGCCAGTCGGAGAAGATGGCCACGCTGCAGGGCGACATCGCCGCCAAGCTCGGCAGCGCCGGCCTGGCCGTGCCCGAGACGAAGGCCGATTACCGCACCCTGGTGGCGCAGGCCAACCCGATGACCGACTCGGGCCGCATGGCCCACGCCGCGCTGATCGAGATGGCCCCGGCCTTCGATGCGCTGGACAAGATGCTGGCCGAGTCGGCAGCCGCCGCCGCCGATGCGCTGGTCGGCGCATTCACCGCCGACGGCCGCCTGGCGCCGGGGCTGGCCGCGTTCGAGACGGCGATGGCCGGCATGGCCGAGACGGCCGCCGGCGCGGCGACTGGCGCTGGCGCCATCTCCACGCTGTTCCTCGATGCGTCGTCGGGCCTGCTGGCCTTCGGCGAGGCCACCGCCGATTTGACGACCGCACAGGATGCCGCCGTCGCGCTGGGCGATGCGATGGACGCCATGCGCACGGCCGCTCGCGCCGGCACCGTCGATTTCAATGGCCTGGCCAAGGCGCTGCACGGCGTCGATACCCGCACCTTCATGGGCGCGCTTGGTAAGGTGTTCGACGGCCTCGCCGACCGCCTCGGCGGCGTCGTCAAGGACATCGCCGGCCTGCGCACGGATCTGCGCGCCGATGCCCTGCGCATCGCCGACCCGGTGCTGATGCTGCCTGAAACCATCCTGCGCGAGATCGGCACCGTCGGCACCACGCTGCCGAGCATGGATGCGCTGAACAACGCCTCGGCCGCGCTGGCTGCCGCCGATGCCGCCGTGGCCAGCGCCGGCAACACCCTCGCCAGCGCCTCGACGACGATGGGCAGCGCCTATTCCACCTGGCAGAGCTACGCCGGGTCCGCCGCTGCCGCGAATTCCTCGCTCACCACCAAGGTCGCTGAATTCCAGGCCATTAGCGGCAAGAGCATTCCGAACCACGATGCCGGCTACTGGAACGCCGCGCTGATGGATGCGCAATGGTCCGCCACGAACTACGGCAACACGCTGAGTTCGTACAACCCGGAGAACGTCTATGTCTACGACGGCGGCTGGCAGACGCTCGCCACCGAGTCTGGGGTCACCTCGACCATTGATCCGCTGGTCACTGCCTTCAACGCCGCCGTGGCGGCAGCGGATGCTCGTTTGGCCGCCTACAACGCCACCGTCTCCCCGTACAACGCCGCCAGCAGCAGCTACAGCGGCGCGGTGTCGAATCAGACCGCCAAGTCATCCATCGTCCAGGCCGAAACACTGGCCTACTCCGACGCACTCAACGCCTTCGCCTTGCAGGCCGAGCGCGGCGTGGCCAAGCTGTCGCGCCTGCGCACCGAGACCATGAAGTACTACGATGCGCAGTCAAGGCTGGCTGAGCTGATGAAGTCGAGCGCCGACGGCTTGCGCGGCGCCGTGGCGCAGTACCGCTTTGACCAGCTCGACGAGATGCAGAAGTACAACGCGCTGCAGTCGGACTACGCCACCTCCTACAGCCTGGCGCTCTCGACCACCGACGACACGCTGGCCGGATACGCCGACAAGATGACGTCGCTGCTGCCCTCGATGCTCGAAGCCGCGCGGTCCGTGCTGGGTGACACGCAATACAGCGCCATCGCCGCCACCGCGCTGGCCCGCGCCAGCGCCATTGCCGACCGCGTCGATGCGCTCACGCCCACCGACTACGCCGCCGAGAGCCTGGCCGCGCTGGAGCAGATCGACCTCACCCTCTCCGCCCTCGAAGACTCGGCGATGACGGCCAACCAGGCCATCGTCAAGGCCATCGAGGCCGGCAAGGAACTGACCGCCGCCGGCCTGCGCAACGTCGTCACCGCACTGGGCAAGACGCCCACCTTCGCTACCGGCGGCTACCACGTTGGCGGCCTGCGCATCGTCGGCGAACGCGGCCCCGAACTGGAGGCCACCGGCCCGTCGCGCATCTGGTCGGCATCGCAGACGCGTGCACTGCTCGCGCCGGCCGGCGGCAGTAGCGATCCAGCCATGCTTGCCGAGCTGCAGGCCCTGCGCCGCGAGGTCGAGAACCTGCGCGCCGAAGCGCGCGCCACGGCCACGGCCACGGCAAAAACATCGCGCCAGCTTGAGCGCTTCGAAATCGACGGCCTGACGGTGCGCACCGAAGCCGACTCTCCCCTCGCCACGGTGGCCGCATGAAAGTCATCTCGCCCATCGTTATAGCCGACGCCAACCTGTCGAGCAGCACCGTTGCCGAGACCACGCCGGCCGCCTGGAACAGCGCCACCGACTACACCGTCGGCGCCCAGGTGAATGTTTCTCACGTCATCTACGAGAGCGTGCAGACGCCGAACTTGAACCACGCCCCAGCCAGCAGCCCGCTGTACTGGGCCGCCGTCGGCCCCAGCAACCGCTGGGCCATGTTCGACAACGAGATCAGCACCGCCACCGTCGATACCACCGCCATCACCGTGGTGCTGCTGCCGGGCAACATCAATGCCCTGGCGCTGTTCGGCCTTGGCGGCTCGCAGGTATCCGCCACGCTGAAGCAGGCGCCGGCCGGCGCCGTCGCCTGGACCGATACGGTGCCGCTCGACGGCTCGATCATCACTGACTGGTACCAATACTTCTTCGAGCCCTTCCGCCAGCGCACCGAGGTGGTGTTTACCGGCATCCCGCCCTACAGCGCCGGCGAGCTGACCGTTTCTGTCACCGGCACTGGCACGGTATCGGTTGCCCACCTGGCCGTTGGCACGGCTTATGACCTCGGCGAGGCGCTGCTGCCGGCCACCAGCGGAATCATCGACTACAGCCGCAAGGAAGTCAGCGCCACCGGCGCCGTCAGCCTGCAAAAGCGCAAGTTCAGCCGCCGCATGGGGCTGCAGACGCTGGTGGACAACAGCGTCATCTCCAAGTTGCAGTCCGTCCTGGCCGACCTGCGCGCCACACCCTGCGCCTGGATCGGCCACGACTCTCCCGACCTCAATCTGCTGACCATTTACGGCTTCTACCGCGACTTCAGCATCGACATCGCTTACGCGCAGCACTCCCTCTGCAACATTGAAATCGAAGGAATGACCTGATGGCCATCACACCGCTTCCCGATCCGCCCAGCCGTGCCGACCCAGCCAACTTCGCCACCCGCGGCGATGCCTTCATGGTGGCGCTGCCCACTTTCGTTACCGAGGCCAACGCGCTGCAGGCCGACGTTGCCGCCAAGCAGGCGCAGGTCGCCGCCGACATGGCAGCGGCTGCCGCGGCACTCGCTGCCGTCATGGCCGCCGAGGCCAACGCCCTGGCCGCTGCTGCCGCCGCTGCTGCCGCCGACATCTCCGAGGCCAATGCCGCCGCCTCCGCCGCTGCCGCTGCCGCCTCGGCGGCCAGCATCAACCCGGCGAACTTCCACGCGAAAGCCGACGATGTCGCGCTGGCGGCGGGCAAGGCTGTCATCTTCGAGGGCACGACGGCCGACGCCTTCGAGACAACGCTCATCGCTGCCGATCCGACCGCCGATCGCACGGCCGTGCTGCCAGACGCCAACATAACCGTCGCTGGCATCAATCACGAACAGGCATGGGAGGCCCAGCAGACTCCGTTTGACGGCACCCTGACCGATGCCGCCACGATCGACTGGAGCGGCGACAGCAATGGCCAGGTGGTCAGCGTCACGACGGCCGCAGCCCGCACCTTCGGCGCACCGACGAACATTAACGAGAACGCGCTGTACGTCCTCAAGCTGACCACTGGAGGCTACACGCCAGCCTGGAACGCGGCCTTCAAGTGGCCGAGCGGCGGCATGCCTACCGGCCTGCAAAGCGGCACCTACGTCTTCACGTTCATGGGCGGTGCGGCCAACACGCTGATCCCGACCGGCCCCGGCTACCTGACGGGGGGCTGAGCGATGTTTCCTCCGATTGGTGGTGGTCGCGCGGCGTATCAGATCGCCAATTCCCTCCGCTTCCGCAGCAGCGCGAGTGCTTATCTGAGTCGGACGTTTGGGACGCCGACTGATAATCTTAAATGGACTTGGAGTGGGTGGGTAAAGCGCGGTACATTGGGGGCGGTACAGTGCATCTATGCTGGTGGCGCTAATGATTCCGGATATAACTCATCTGCATTTCGGATAAATGCTTCTGACAAGTTAGAGGCATTGTTGTATTCGGGCGGTGTGCTACAAGCGAATCCGATAACGAATGCTGTGTTTCGTGACCCGTCAGCGCATTACCATATCGTTATTGTGTATGACTCTGCTAATGGCACACAAGCAAACCGTCTTATTTTCTACGTCAACGGGGCAAGTCAGTCGGTAACAGGGACGTTGCTGTCGCCAAGCCTTGCATCTAAGAACAATGCTAACGGAGTAGTGAATAGTATTGGCCGCACAGACTACGCTGCCAATTATCTCTCCGGCTACCTTTCCGACATCTACTTCATCGACGGTCAAGCACTGACTCCCGGTGACTTCGCCGAAACCAACGCAGAAGGTGTCTGGGTTCCCAAGGCATACACCGGCAGTTACGGGAACAATGGTTTCTACCTCCCATTCGATGATGCCACCAGCACAACGACACTGGGATACGACAGGTCTGGTAATGCAAACAACTGGACTTGCAACAACATCAGCCTGACAGCAGGTGTGACGTATGACCACATGGAAGATACACCGACGAATAACTATGCGGTGTTGAATCCGATTGACCAAGGACTGGGTGGAACGCTATCAGGAGGCAACCTCAACCTAACAGCAGCATCAGGGAATCTTGCTCGGCGTGGAACCATACCGATTGAGTATGATGCTTACTGGGAAATCAAAGCGACGGCAAATGCCCGATTTGGTTTGGTATTTGGTGATCAGGTAGAGCAGAGCGGAGGATTCTTTTCTGGTAGTGCCGCGTATTACATTCTGAATAGCGGTAGTGCTGCTTCATTCGCTAACTGCACTGTATCTGCGTCTGTCAATCCATCTTGGAGTGCTGGAGACATTATTTCATTCGCATACACTAAAAGTACTAATACAGTTTCTGTTCGTGCCAATGATATACAGATCACTATCCTGACCGTCACCAGTCCGACTACCAAGATTTATCCGATGGTGTGTAATCACAGTTCCGGCGTCGCAACGGATATAAGTATCAACTTCGGCCAACGCCCCTTCACCTACACACCACCTACCGGATTCAAAGCACTCTGCACAGCGAATCTCCCGACAGTCGCCATTACGAATCCGAGGGAGCATTTTGATACTGCCATCTTCACGATGGGCGCTGTGGACAAGACTGTTACGGTGGACGGCAACGGGAATAACTTGGCTCTGCAACCAGACTTAATCTGGCACAAGGCGCGGAATAACAGCCAAAGCCACTACCTTGTTGATTCTGTCAGAGGCGGCTCTTCGTTGCTACGTTCCAGCACTACGGGCGCGGAATCTACAGGCTCGACATTCATCTCTGCATTCTCCTCACCCGGATACACGGCAACAACCGCGCTTCTGACCAACACGTACCCCTACGCAGCTTGGCTCTGGAAAGCCAACGGAGCCGGAGTAGGTAACACAGACGGAACCATCACCAGCACGGTGAGTGCGAACACCACGGCGGGGTTTTCGATTGTTACTTATACGGGAACTGGTGTAGCCGGAACCGTTGGTCACGGCCTAGGTGCGGTTCCTAAACTAGTTATCGTAAAGAACAGGAGTGTCACTGGCGATTGGGAAGTCCGCCATGCGTCTATTGCAGCAACTAAATCTATATATTTGAACCTAACAAACGCAGAGACAACGAGTCCCGTTTGGAATAATACTGCACCGACATCCTCGGTATTCTCTGTTGGAACGGCAAGCACACCTAACGGTAGCGGCAATAACCTTGTCGCCTACTGCTTCGCCGAAATCGCAGGCTTCTCGAAATTCGGGAGCTACACGGGCAATGGTTCGACTGATGGCCCGTTTGTGTTCTGCGGATTTAGGCCGAAGTATGTGCTGATTAAGCGTAGTGATTCGGCAGAAGATTGGCGCGTAGTTGATACCGCAAGAACAACATACAACGCAATGGGCGAGGTGCTGTATCCGAATACATCTGGGGCTGCTGCTTCGCCTACGTTCTGCGACCTCACTGCTAGCGGATTCAAGATTCGCAGTACTGATGTGGCATTCAACGGCTCTGGTGGAACCTACATCTTTTGCGCCTTCGCAGAGCATCCATTTGGTGGCTCCAATATCTCCCCATCCCCGGCGCGCTAAGAAAGGAAAATCAATGTTCATCAGAAACGGTCTCCGCTTCAACATCGACGCCAGCCAAGAGATCGATGGGGTGCGTTATCCAAACTTCCGCGATCCGGTCTTGCGTGAGCAGCTTGGCATCACCGAGATTGCCGACCCGCAACCGCCCGAGGATTTCTCTGACGACACCTACTACCGCACCGAGCAGGACGATGCTCCCTATGTCGTCTTCACGCGCAAGCCGGCTGCGCAGATCGTCGCGGTGCTGTGGGAGCGCATCAATGCCAAGCGCGACACGCTGCAGGAGTCCGGCTGCCAGGTTGGCGCGCACTGGTTCCACAACGACCTCAAGTCGCGCTCGCAGTGGGAGCGCATGGCCAGTCGGTCTGCCGCGATGCAGCCGACCGACCCCTACCAGGTCGGCGGCCAGCAGGTCTCCTGGAAGACCATGACCGGCGATTTCGTGCCGCTGACTGCCGGGCTGATCGCCGACGTCGTCGCTGCCTTCGAGATTCAGGAGGTCGCCATCTTCGTTCGCGCCGAGACGCTGCGGGCGCAGATCGCGGCCGTCGAATTCCCTGAGCAAGTCGATGTCGAGGCGGGTTGGCCGTCCGTCTATGTTCCGCCGGTCGCGCCATGAAGATCGCCATCATCTTCAACGACCGGAAGCTCTCCGGCCGGCTGACGAGGTTCTGGACCGGCTGCTACGCCTATCACGTCGCCTGGGTCGATGAAGCCGCCGGCCACATGTGGGACATGAACCTCCTGCGCCGCCGGCGCGCCTGGCCGTACTACTCGGCGGAAGAGGTGATGCTGTTCGACTCTCCCGGCAGTGTCACGCGGGAATACCTCGAACACCGCCTCGAAACCGATGACAACACCTACGGCTGGCGCGACTACTGCCTGTTTGTGCTTCGTCCGTTGTTCCATTTTCTCGGCCGCAGCACGCCCAATGCCGGCGGCGTCATTTGCTCGGAGATGGTCAATGACGATATCTGGATGAACGGCGGCCGGACGCCCTGGCCACCGGACGGTCCGCCGCCGTCTCCTTGTGACTTGTACCGCTTCCTCTCGGGCCGCCAACAGCGGCCCGATTCATTTCCAGTGGAGAAAAAGTAATGGCCGATCCCGACGTTCTTGCCGCCGAGATTCGCGCAATGCGCGAAGACATGCACGAGGTGAAGCTCACCATGCGCCAGGTGGCCGACGCGCTGGTGCAGCTCGCCCGTCTGGAAGAACGCCACACCACAGTGGCTGCCGCGCTCGACCGGGCCTTCGCTGCGATCAGCAAGATCGAAGGGCGGGTACGTTCGCTGGAAACGGCACAGCCGGTGCAGAAACTCACCTCGAGCTGGATGATCGACGCGGCCAAGTTCCTGGCCGGCGGCGTCGTTGCCACGCTGGTGCTGCGGCTGCTCGCATCATGAATCTGCTGCCCGACTGGAAGCTGATCGCACGCCGCGCCTGGAGTTTCCGGCTCGCCGTGCTCGCCGCGCTGCTGTCCGGCATCGAGATCGCGCTGCCGCTGTTCGCCGACGCCTTCCCGCGCAACGTCTTCGCCGCCCTGAGTTTCATCGCCACGGCCGCCGCCGTCGTGGCCCGGCTGGTGGCCCAACCGAGGATGCACGAATGATCAAGCCGACCCGCACCGCCATCGCCGCACTTGCCATCTCCGCCGCCACCCTGGTCGGCATCGCCACGCAGGAGGGCTATGTCGAGGTGGCGGCGCCGCCTGTGAAGGGTGACGTGCCCACCAACGGCTTTGGTGCCACCAAGGGCGTCAAGGCCGGCGACCGCACAACGCCTGTACGCGCCCTGGTGCGCCTGCTCAACGAGGCCGACGAACACGCCCAGGGCGTCAAGCGCTGCGCCCCGGTGCCCATGTTCCAGCACGAGTTCGATGCCTACGTGAGCCTGACCTACAACATCGGCGTCGGCGCGTTCTGCTCGAGCACGCTGACCCGGAAGCTCAAGGCCGGCGACTACGCCGGCGCCTGCCGCGAGATCCTCAAGTGGGACAAGTTCCAGGGCCGTCCGTTGCGTGGCCTCACCACACGCCGGCAGGCCGAGTATCGGCAGTGCATCGGCGAAACGAAAGGAGAGTGACATGCATGGCGGATTCCCGTGGTACATCGAATATCCGATGATCACCATCCTCTGGGTGGTCGATCATCCCGGCCTGGCGATTATTATCGCCATCGGCCTGTACGTCCTCTATGCGATGGTGCAGATCCTGCGCATGGGGCCGCCGCAATGAGACGCGAACGTTTTGTCGAACTCTCAGTCGTTTGCGTGATGCTCGCCGCTGCTGCTGGCGTCGGCTATTGGTTCGCCCGTCCGGCGCCGGTAGTCGAGACACCGGTACCGGAGATCAAGCAGGCCGACGGCTCCGTTGCACTGCCGCGTGCGCCGGATGCCAAGGCCAAGCCGAAACACATGACGCCGAAGGGCGCAAAGGTCGAGCGCGTCGGGAAGATCACCGCCCGGGGCGAAACGCCGCCGGAGATCGCCGCCTGCACCTCGGCGAAGTGCCCGCCGGTGACCATCGACACCAGCCTGGTGCGCATGGATGACGGTTCCAAGCGCGTCATCGTCTCAAGCCCTGACGGCCAGATCCTCGCCGGCGTCGACATTCCCGTCGAAACCGCCGCTCCCCCGCCCGAGCCGCCCAAGTGGGCCGCCGGCCTGTCGCTAGATCCGATCCGCCAGACGCCCGGCGTCTGGATCGAGCGCGACATCTGGCGCGTGCGCGCCGGTGCGGAAATAAACCAGGTCAAACAGCGGGCCGATGGCCCGAGCAGCGCCGAAATCCGGCTGCGGGTCGGCTTGACATTCTGACGTGATGCGGGCCGGGGCTGGGATGCCCCGGAGCTGCAAGAAAAGTGGTGTGCAAAGGCAATTGGGGTTGCGCACCTCTGCGAAAATCGTTAAGATGCGCGCCTCTCGTCACACGGCTATGCCGCTTTACGGTTCCTCGGAGCCTGAAACGGGACCCAAGCCCGCAAAGTGGGGTTAAGGTCAGATACCCGTGGGGACGCCAGCTTAACCCCACTTGCTCCGATCCGGTAACGGATCTCCCCGGAGCGGGTGGCAGGATCGAGGCTTATAGCCTCGATCATTGTGCCGAGGAAGTCTTTCAGGTGGTCGCGATCAAGCGCCGCCAGATCTTCGGCCAGTGCGTCGAGCATTCGACGCACGTCGCTTTCCTTCACCGCCGCCAGCGCTTTCGCGCGGCGCGTCTCTTCTTCCAGCCGGCCGAGCCGCTCGCTGGTATCACCCCGGGTTGTTTCCAGTTCTTCCAGTCGCCTCAGCAGCGGGCCGGGCTGGTCCGTCTCCTCGAGTAGCGCCGTCAGCTTTCCGATCCGCTTATCGATGTCGCGCAGTTCGCCCTGCAGGGTCTGTAGCTCGTGGCCGTCGCCGGGCTGCTGGGCGGCACGGGCGCGCTCCGTCATGGTTTTCACCATGGCGTCGCCGCGGATGTCGATCGCCACCTGCTGCAAGATGGCCTCCTCGAGCAGGGTCGACTTGATGTTCGCGCTGCCGACCCGGTAATTGCCGGCGTTGCCGTGCCAGGCACGGCCGTCTGGCGTATGTACCAGGCCGGCAAGCAGGTAGTCCGATATCCGCGCGCGGGTTGCCTTGGCCGCTTTTTTCCCCTCCAGTCGCGCCAGAATGGCCTCGGCGGCATCGTCGGTGATGAGCGCGGCGTGTGTATCACGCTGTACCGTCCATTCGCTCCTGGGCCGCCTACGGCCCTCGCCGGCGTCCTCTTTCCCGCGGTGCATGTTCCAGACGGTATGCCCGGCGTAGGTCAGCGCCGACCATTCCAGGTGTGCCAGGCTGCTCTTGGCGAGCTCGATGTTGAGCCGGTCTGCCAGTAGCCGGCCGTTCTTGCCCTGGGCGCGCCCCTGCAGCCAGGCGGCGATCTTCGGCCCCGTCAGGGGGTCTGCTTCCAGTTTGCTTTTTGTCACCGGCTGGCCGTCGCGCACCATGCCGGTGTCGATGGACAGCAGGCGGTAGCCATAGGGAGCACGCCCGCCGGCGCGGAATCCCTGCCGCACGTTTTCGGCCATGCCGGCCAGCCCTTTCTCACGGCTCATCAGGCTGTGCACTTCATCCATGGCCTGCAACACCGAGTCGAGGATCACCTGGGATATCGGGTCGACCTCGGGAACCTTGGCGAAGACGATGTCGACGCCGAGCTTCTTGCATTCGTGGCGGAAGGCCTCGGCAATGTAGCGCCGGCGACCGATGCGGCTGGTGTCATAGATGAGGATGGCCGACCAGGTGCGCGACTTGAGCTTCAGATCGCGGAGCAGCTGCTGAAACCCGGGCCGGTCGGTGTCCTTGCCGGACTCGACGGCGTCGGCGTATTCAGCGGTGACGATCAGGGATCGCGACTTGGCTAGATCCAGCAGCTCGTGGCGCTGCGCCTGGATCGAGATCGCGCTGCGGTCTTTGGACGACCTGCAGTAGAGGGCGGCTTGTCTTGGCATGGAAATCGAGGATCAACGCGACAGCCGCATCGGCCACCACGTTGGGGTCCGGTGAATTGACGGCCGAGAGTTTGAGCGCAGGGCGGGACATGGTCAAGCGAAGTGCTTGCTCCAGATCCGCTCGATGACCTCGACCTGGCGGCCGGTGAAGGAGCGCGTGTCTTTCTTGGCGAGCAGGTAGCGCTCGAGGATGCTGGTGATGAACTGGTTTTCCCAGTCGCTGATCGAGCGCGTATCGCGCAGTCCGTCGAGCTGCTCGATCATGGTGCCGATGGAGACGGTGCGGGTCTTGTTAGTCATTCGAGCCACCTTCGCCGATTTCGAACTCGCGGGCCTGCTCGAAGCTGACGCGGAAGCCCGCCGCGTTCCGGTGGCCGCCGCCGCCATATAGCCTGGCGATCGCCGAGACATCCTCGCCTGCGTCCGTCGATCTCAGGCTGAAGCTCCTCCCCTGGGGGGTATCCCAGTAGCACGCGCCGAATGGCTTCCCTCGGGCCAGTGCGCTTCCCGCATCGCTGGTGAATGTGTAGGGCAGGTTGGCCACGTCGACCACATGGCCGCCGATCCGCATCGGCCGCGTCACCACGGTCAGCAGCTCGGCGATATCCTTGAAGTGCTTGCGCTCAAGCGCCGCGCCCTCCCTGGCCAGTTCGGCCGGGTCGGTGGCCATGAGCATGTCCCACACCGCGAAGTCATAAGGGTGACTGAATACGTTGGCCTGAATCTCCCGCGTCTGTGGCAGGGCAAAGCGCCATAGGTCGCGATCCTCGACATGCAACAAGAGTGCTGGCGGGGCCTCGCTTGGGAAATAGTGATCCCATGCAATGCGGGCGCCGGATCGCTCCATGTCAAAAACAGTTTGCGCCCCGGGGAGGCCATCAAGGTCGGCAGCTGCCGTCTTATGGTGGTCAAGGATCAACACCGATGCGGCTTGTCCGATCATCGCCTCGAGCACGGGGCGTGTGTAGCTGAAGTCCACCATCACCACGTTGCGGCCAGACACCTCCGGCGGCGGCTCCCCATATATGCCGGCGTGGAACTCGACGTCATCGCCAAGGGCGCGACGTACAACCCATGCCGCCGTGAATCCGTCGGCGCAATTGCCGTGATAGATGCAGAGTGCTTTCATTGGGGTCTCTCGTTTCTGAGTTTGAGTGCCAGGGCGACCCATGCCACATTCCCGGAGACCAGCAACACGCCACCGCAGAAGCTGGCCCACTGGCCGAGCGCTGGGTAGTAGATGAGGTTCCAGCCTCCCCAGGCGGAGAAGAATGCCGTGGTGGGCCAATAGACGCCGGCGATGGTGCGGTCGCGGCGGAGCTGCTCGAAGTTGCGCCAGGTGAGCACTGCGCCGAGCATCTCGAAGCCGCCGTTGATGAGGTCGGGCCAGATCATGGTGCGGCCTCCTCGATCGCCATGCGGATCTCGGTAAGCAGCGCGTCAATTCCCTCCTGGCTTTCATCGCCCTCGAAGCCAGCAATGAACGATTCAGCGCGTTGCAATGCGGCTTGCAGCTTGGAGATCGCCATGCCGACGCCGGCCAGCGTCATGTCGACCTTGGCCATGTCCGCTGCGCGATGGATCATGAACGGCGTGCCCTGTTGGCGTAGTTGTGCCATCTCCTCGATCTTCTCTATGGGCATGCCGACCAGCGCATTCACGCAGGCCACGATGCGGCGGCCATTCTCGGCGCCCCATATATCGGCCACGATATGGCCTTGGCTGTCGCGCAAGGCTGGCCCTTCCGGGCCGCCATCGTCGAACGAGAGCTTCCATGGTTCCGGGCTAGATGACATGGCAGGCGCTCCCCCTCCCGATCGGGCCGAACGGAATATCGTCCTCGAAATCATTGAAGCCGCCGCCGCCCTGCGCGCCGCCAGCATTCCGTTGCGGTGGGGTCGCCGGTGGCGTGGCCGATCCTGCTGCCGGCTGACCGTTGCCTTCCTTGCGGCCGAGCATCTGCATCTGGTCGGCCACGATCTCGGTGGTGTAGCGGTCCTGGCCATCCTTGTCCTGCCACTTGCGCGTCTTAAGGCTGCCCTCGACATAGACCTGCGCCCCTTTCTTCAAGTACTGCCCGGCGATCTCGGCCAGCCTGCGGAAGAACACCACGCGATGCCACTCGGTGGCCTCCTTCTTCTCGCCGCTGGTCTTGTCCTTCCAGGTGTCGGTGGTGGCGACCGTGATGTTCGTCACTTGGTCGCCGTTGGGCATGTAGCGCACGTCGGGGTCTTTGCCGAGATGGCCGATGAGAATCACTTTGTTGATGCTGGCCATCAGGCGGCCCTCCTGTTTTCCGTGGTGGTGAGTTCGACGTAGCGCTTGAGAAAAATGGCCTGGGCCCGCGAGGGCTGCATGGCGATGATCTTGCGCGGCAGCGGCTCGATGTTCGCGAGGATCTGCCATGGCGTAGCATCGTCGGGCATCAGGTCGCGGCGCTCGGTGGCCAGCAGCACCAGGTCGGCATGCTTGACGGCCGGGCTCATGGCGCCTGGCAGGTCGAAGCGCGCGCGGATGATGGTTTCGACGCGCTCCTCGATAGCCTGGTAGTCGGGCAGCAGCTGCTTGAGCGGCCGCGGGATGTCCTTGCAATAGGCCTCGCTGGAGTCGTGCAGCAGCGCCTCGAGGGCATGCTCGGCCGGCACGATCCGGCTGGCCAGCCAGGCGTGCTGCGCGACGCTGTAGAAGGCGCGCGTGTGGCCGTTGTAGCGCGCCTCGTTGGCCAGCCCCTGGGCGATGTCGAGGATGTGGATGTCCTCGGGCCGTGGGTCGGTGTAGCTGAAGTGGCGGCCGGTGGCGGTGAGTATCCAGCTCATAAAGCCCCCTCGTAGCGGGCGCGCAGCGCCTGGTAAATCTGCCGGCCGATCTCGTCGGTCACTGGCACCGCGTTGATCGTCAGATCACCTTCGATGGTTGCTCCAACCGATGTCAGAAACAGGTCTAGCTCGATGGTCGGCGCTTCATGGCCGTACTTGCGAATGGTGATAGCGGTGGCCATGTGGTCCATTCGCTGGCCATCGATCTCGATTGCCGGTGTTTCGCCAAGACTGTTGCGGCGCAGGTTCAGCGTAGCCTTGCTCATGCTGCGGCCTCCGCGGCTTCCTTGGACTCCTCGACGCCGGGTAGCGTCATGGTTTGGGTATCGTCGGCCGGTGGCGGGAAGGGCCATGCCGTCGCAGCCGACTTCGCTGCTGCCGGTTTCTTGGCGATCTCGCGCACCTCCAGCCCGCCGCCGCGCTTGAACAGTTCCTTGACCCAGGCGGGTTCCTTGCCCCTGCCCGTCCAGGTCAACGTTGGGTTGCTCGGGTGGCAGTAGATCAGGCCCTCGGCCAGTTCCGGCTTCGACGGTTTTGCCGCCGCAGGCGGCTCGTTCGCCGGCGAAGCCGGCGCTGGATCGGTCTTTGCCTTTGCCTTCTTCGCCGCCGGCGTCTTCGGCTTTTCCGGGGTCTCCGGCGCAGCCGGCTTCGTGCCCTTCACCTGCGCTTGCGCAGCTGGGGAAGGGGTAGAAGCCGCTTTTGCTCCGCCACGCGCGGCTGGTTTCGGCTTGGTCTTCACGCGCATTTCGGCGATTACCGCGGACTTGATGGCGGCGGTGTCGATCTCGAGCGACTGGGCCATGGCCAGCAGCTTCTCGGCATCGCGGTCGGCGTAGCTGGGGACCGTGACGTCGCCAACGATGGCGCATTCGATCAGCAGGCGGCAGAGGTCGCCGCGCTCCATGGCCGGGATGCGCTGCTTGAGCTCGTGGATCAGCGCATGGTCATCCTGCTTCTCGTGGGTGGGGCCGACCCACAGGCGGGCGAGGCGCTTCTGATTGTCGAAGCCGGTGCGGTAGAACAGCGCCTCGGCGACGAGGCGGTATTCGTTGAGCTGCAGGTCGGCGTCGGCGGCGCTGAAATCGACGGTCAGCTTGCTGCGCACCTGCTCGAAGACGCGCTGCCGGAAGCTGGCCTCCTGTTTGCGCTTGCGCTCGGCCTCTTTTTCCTTCGTGCTCTTGCCGCCGCGCGTGAGGCCTTCGACCTTGTCGGCCAGCCCCTTGGCTTCGAGCTTCTCCTGGATGGTGGACTTGGCCATGGCTTCGATGACCTTGCCCTTGTGGTGCGGGTCGATGATGATGGCCTCCGCCTTGGCGTCGCTGTCGAGCGCCTTGCGCAGCGTCTGGTACTTGCCGCCGACATAGACTTCCTTGTCCAGGCTCACCAGGCCGCCGACGAGGTCGCTGTGGCTGTACGGCTTGACCTTCTTGGCCTCGGCGCCGTCGATGACCTTGACGCCTTCCTTCTTCGCCGCTTCCTTCTGGCGCTTGACGTGGGCCGCCGCCTTAGCCTCGTAACACGGCGGGTCGATGCACATGTCTGCACTCTTCACGTCGGCGAAGAGGTCGTCGGCGTTGCCGGTGCGCTTGGGGCAGGCCAGGCAGCTGCCGGCGCTGGCCACTAGCTCGTCGTCGGCGCGCGAGAAGTTGGCCTGGTCGAGCCGCAGCATGAATTCGCGCTGCACCATGTCGCTCGCCTGGCGGTAGGACATCGGCTCGGAATCGCTGTAGTAGGTGCCGCTGGCGATCTTCTTCGCCGCCGCGACCTGCAGCTCCGGCACCGGGATGCGCGCCACCAGCAGTGCGGTGATGGCGTCGAGCTTGCCCTCGGCGAAGAACTTGAGCGCCGCCGGGCAGAGTTCGAGCAGCTTGAGCTTGGCATAGACGTAGCCCTTGCTCTTGCCGATCTTGACGGCGATGCTCTCGGCGGTGTGGCCGTAGTCATTCATCAGGTGGCGGTAGCCCTTGGCCTCCTCGATGGCGGTGAGGTCCTTGCGCTTGAGGTTCTCGATCAGTTGCAGCTCGAGCGCCTGCTCGTCGCCGATCTCGCGCCAGAAGAAGGGAATGTCGGCGAGTCCGGCATGCCGGGCGCCACGCCAGCGGCCCTCGCCGATGACGATCTCGTAGAGCACGCCATCCGGCGCCGGGCCGCGCGCGGCCGGCCAGGGGCGTGCGGTGATCGGCTGCACGACGTCGTACAGTTTGATGTTTTCTCCGAGGTCGGCGATGTGTTCGGCCGTGTGCGTGCGGTTGGTCAGCGACGGCGCGAAGTGGCCGATCGGCGCGCGGGCAACGACGGTGCCGGCGGGTGGCTGCGGGGCGTTCATGGATGATCTCCTGTGGTGGCGTGGTGACGGGTGGAACCGGTGTGGGATAGCGCGGCCCGATAGGAGCGGATGGCTTCGCTCCGGTCGCGGCCATGGGTTTCGTGCTCGCGCTGGCGGCGGTGGTAGCGGCTCCGCAGGTACTGCCCGGCCGAGACGTGGCCGGGCCAGACGACGTAGCCGAGGAAGGGGATGCCAGCGCGTAGGCGGTGCGGTCGTAGCCGTGCAGGAACTTGCCGGCCTGCACCAGCACCAGGTGGCCGGGGTGCTGTTCCTCGAGCTTGGCCGCGATCGCGGCAACCGGGTCGGCCTGGCCAAGGCCAAGCTCGATGCCGCGGTAGCTGCGAATCGCCAGCTGCTCCTGCTCGTCGGTGGTGGGGAATTGTGTGCTCATGGCGAGGGTGGGGTCACGGCTGGCGCCGCGACCCGGTACCAGGGATCAGTGACCGATGGGTTGGGTGCAGCGGAAGCCGACGTAGCCGCCGCGGTAGCCGGGCCAGTCGTTGCTGAGACGGAACGCGCCGGCAACGGCCTCCGAGCGCCAGTAGCCGCCCCGGACGAGCGCATCGCCGGACCAATCGGCACCGGTGCGCGGGGTCCATCCCTGGCCCTTGTCTTTGTCGGGGAAGGGGATCACCAGGCTGGGTGAATCCTTGGCGAAGGGCTTGGCGACCAGGCCCTGCTCATCACCCTGCACGTCGTCGGACACCCAGGTGAAGACGTTGCCGGCGACGTCGAAGATTCGCTGGCCGTCGGGCAGGGCGAACCAGCGGCGCTCGTCGGGGTCGCTCGATACGAAGTCGCCGGCCTGTGCCGATCTAACAGTCCATTTGCGCAGGCCCTGATAGAGCTTGCCTTTGCCGATTGCGCCGCCGGTCCAGTTCTCGGGTTGCAGCGCCACCTGGTAGGCCAGCGCCAGTGCCTGGGATTCGGTGATCAGCGCGTAGCCGGCGGCCGCGCAGGCGGCCTTGGCTTCCGCGAAGTTGATGCGCACCCAGGGCGTGCCCTCGGCGGTGATGGCGGCACGGCCGCCGGTGCCCTGAGTGCAGACGTATTGACCGACGCGGAAGGCGGGCACGATGCGGCCGCCGGGCAGGGTGGTTTCAGGGACGGTGACGAACAGGTCTTTCATTCGGGAATCTCCATGGTGGCGGCTGAGGCAATGGCGGGAGCGCGGCCGTAGCCGGCGTTTTCGATGATTTCGCAGTGCAGCCGGCCATCCTCGATCCTGGCGACGGCTTTCTCGTCGCGGCTGATGGGCAGGCATACCTCGCTGACCCATTTGCGATAGGCCGCGTTGGCGGCGAATGTGCGGTCCCGATAGTCGAGCAGGCCCTGCAGCAGCAAATAGGCGAAGACCAGTGCGGTGGCGGTGAGGAAACGGCACAGCAGCGGCGTCATGCGGCGCATTGGGGCACCTCCGGCGCCAGCGGCGCGCTCTTGTGGGTGACGCCCATGCGGTGCCAGCCCGGCGGCACGATGGGCGAGACCACCAGGCGCTTGCCGTCGGTGATCAGATGCATGCGGTGCTCGATGGCGATCTGCTCCAGCTCGCACATGAGCACGTCGGGCGGCGGGATGAGGGCGACGAGCATCACGCTATCCTCATCTCGCGTCCGTCTTCGACGACGAACAGATTGACGTCGCTCAGGCGGTACTGGCCGCCGGGCCCGCCCTGAACGACATAGGCCTCAGCGTGTCCGGCTTCAACGAAGACCTCGAACAGTGCGCCGCGCTCGCCCTGGCCGTAATACTTGCTGGAGCGCTTGATCTTCGCGTAGAGCTGCTGGCCACTGCGCACTCTGACTGCCTTGTCGCGCTCGTATCTCTCGACCTTGTCGCGACCTTCCTGCGTCGTCATGTCAACAATCTCATAGCTCATGGCCGCGCTCCCATCTTGACGTCGGCGCAGCGCGAGACCTTGCGGAACAGCGTCTCGGCGCTGGCGCATTCGCCCAGGCAGACGTTGCGGTCGGGCAATTTGCGGTAGATCAGGAAGCGCCCGCCCTTGTCGACCACGAACATGCCGTGGTCCTTGGCGATCTGGCAGGCCTGATGGAACTGCTGCTGTGGGGTGTGACGGCGCATGGCGTCCTCCTCCCGGTCACGGCAAGCCGCGACCGGAGACCAGGGATCAGAGACCGATGGGTTGGGTGCAGCGGAAGCCGACGTAGCCGCCGCGGTAGTCGGGCCAGTCGCCGTTGAGACAGAACGCGCCGGCACCGGCCACCGAGTACCAGAGGCCGCCCCGGATGAGCGCACCGCCGGACCAATCCCACGTTTCGTAGTCACCCATGCCCTTGGTTCGGCTGGGGAACGGTGGTGTGGTGATGGAGGGCGAGTCCTCGGCGAACGGTTGGGCGATCAGGCCCGCCTCGTCGCCCTGGACGTTGTCGAACACCCACTGGTAGATGTTGCCGTTCAGGTCGCAGATCCGCTCGCCGTTGCTGAGCGTTAGCCAGCGCTGCTCGTCCGGGTCTTCCGGCTGATAGATACCGGGCTGGGCGGAATCGACGGTGTTCTGGCGCAGGCCCTGGGCGAGCCGACCCTTACCGACGATGCCGGTATTCCAGTTGCACGCCTGCTGCGAAACGTCCCAGGCGATGGCCAGCCATTGCAGCTCGGTGATCAGTGCGTAGCCGGCGGCGATGCAGGCGGCCTTGGCTTCTTCGAAGTTGATGCGCACCCAGGGTGCGCCCTCGGCGGTGACGGCGGCCTTGCCGTCGGCGCCCTGCGTGCAGACGTATTGACCGACGCGGAACGACGGCACAACGGTGCCGTTGGGCAGGGTGACTTGGGGGGCGGTGATGAAGAGGTTGGTGGTGCTGGGGGTGGTTTCTGCGGCGACTGCTGGTGCGTTCATGGTGGCTCCCGTGGGTGAGTGACGGGAGAAATATAAGCCCGCTGTTTGCTAGTGTCAATAAGCACACTAATATTTTTGTATTGGGCGAGAAAAAGCCCGCTATAGGGCGGGCGTGAAAAGTCGGTGCTGGCGGGACGGCGTCAGTCGTCTAGCAGATGGGCGGCGGCCCAGTGTTCGTCCGGGACTTTCCCGCTGGAGCGGCTAATGGCGAGCACCGTGCACTCGCCAGTTTCTTTGTCGCACATGCCCCAGTGCACGATTAGGGCGGGCTGCGGCGCCCATGAGAGTTTGTTCCTGACGAACTTGAGATTGCTCTCGACGGCCTCGCAGCGATCCTTGATGCGAGGCCAGACGACAGAATAAAAGTGGTGTTTGTCGACGCCAACAAAGCCCGGCGGCGTGATCACAGATGGCTGGCCCAGTGGGATTCCGACACGATGACGAGTGGCGCGCCGTCGTCGCGGTATTCGACGGCCTTGGCGATCTTGGCGCCGAAGGTCGAGTGTTTCCAGAATTCAGAGCCTACGTTGCCGATGACGAGGTAGTGCAGCTTCTTGGTGATGCCGTTGACGGCGATTCCGCCGCGTTGATTGACCGCCGCGTGGCATTGGGCGCGCGACCCGAAATCGAACACGCCCGTAAAACAGAAGCTGTGGCCGCCGATGGTGACGGCCGGCGGTGGTTCGTCGATTGGGATGGCGCTTTTTGGCTTGCCATCGTTTTGTTCTGGCGTGGCGAAGCGCAGCAGCAGGCCGAGCAGCTCGCTTTCCTCGTCAGCATCGAGGATGCCGTCGGACAGCATGTTGCGCAGGCGCGCATGGAGAACATTGGCCGGCCATGCATCGAGGCAGGCAGCGTGGGCATTGAGCCAGTTAAGTATGCCTTCGGCTTCCGCCTGGTTGATCGAGCCATCGAGCAATGCGCCTTTGCATAACCCGGTGAGCTCGTCGATATCGCGCTCGACGATCCTGTCGTCGTGAATGGCACGCAGTGAGTTCTCGCCGATCGGGTTCGCCATGAGTCGCGCCTTTCAGAAGTCGAAGCGTAGCTGGATGGGCAGACGGATTACTTCAGCAGTCGTTGGCCTTGGCGCGTGCGGTGGCGGCGCGCATGAGTTCAATGTCCGCAGCAAGGTCTTTCTGAATTTTGTCGACAAGGTAGTCGGCTCGCTCCTCCTCCAACATGCGGGCGATGGCGGCAATGCGCGGATCGGTGATGGTGTAGGAGGTTGGCCTCATTTCGCCGATTTCGTCGGCCAGCCAGTCGACGGATACCTTGAGCGCACGGGCCAGACGCGGCGTGTATTCAGAGCCGGTGGCGGTCGTGGAATTCTCAAGTTGAGAGATAAGCGATTGGCTCACGCCAGACTCTTCAGCTACAGCCGCCTGGGTCAACTCACCGCGCGCCTTCTTCAATCGCTCTCCATATCGCATACAAGCGAACTTATTGCGCGGTTGCGGCGCTGTCAAAACAGCAGGCTTATTGACAGCGGCAAACAGTGCGCTTATATTCTCCGTCACCATGTCAAAAGAAACCCTCGCTCAAGCAATCGAGTTGGCCGGTGGCCAGGCGCATCTGGCGCGCGGCATCCGTGATCGCATCCCGGGTTCGAAGATCGGCCAGGTGCATGTCTGGGGCTGGCTCAACAGCGTGCAGATGGAGGTTCCGCCTCCTGAAACAGTGATCCCGATCTGCGACTTCCTCGACTGGCGGATGACACCGCATCAGCTGAGGCCGGACCTCTACCCAAACCCGACCGATGCGCTTCCGGTCGGCGAAATCGGGAAAGTCGGCGCCAGCGACACGGCGCAAACCGAACCCGAACAGAAGGCGGCCTGAGATGAGCATGCCGCTCCGCGTGGTCGGAAATTTGGGGCCCGAATTGGAGACTACCGGGCCGCGAGTCGTTCGCGCACCTTCGCGCAAAAGTTCTCTGCGAGGGCGATGGTTGCTGACTGGATTTCTAGCGGGTCTGTTGTGCCAGTGGTTGGCGACCACGCTTTTCCGCGGTAGCTGCGAATCGCCAGCTGCTCCAGCAGGAATTCGTGCAGTGATAGTCGCGCGGCAAACCGCGCAGATTCTGAAGTTTCGTTCATGGCCAGTCCTTTCGGTGGGTTGATGGGTCGCGCTGTCAATTCTATCCGTCATGGGCTGGCCTCCTCGTTGTCTCCTCCGCCCCGGTTCGCGGGGCTTTGGCCGTCGCGTTTGCCGCGCGGCCTCTCTTTTTTTTACTCCGTTGGCAGCGATAACCAGCGGCAATCAATGACAACAATTTCTATCGGAGGTTATCGGTGGCGCAGCTAACCCTTGATTTTGAACAAAACATTACCGATCGCTTCGGCAGCCTGCGCGAATGCGTTGCTGGCTGCGTCTATCAGCGCGGCCTAAAGCGCGTTGCCGCCGATCTTGACAAGGCGCCGGGGAATCTGTCGCGCGAGCTTGGCGGAGATTCAGACCGGCACTTCAGCGTTGAGGCGCTGGAGCGCTACATTCAGACGCAGGGCGACCTGACGCCGATCTACTACCTGATCGCGCGCTATATGGGCGACCAGGCGCAGACCGAGGCGGCGACGATGAAGCGCCTCGAGGATCTGATGGGGCAGGTGGCGTCCATCGTCGGACAGTCGCAGGTCAAAAAGGCGCGGCCTCGCTGATGCGCCACCCTTTGCCGCGCATCATCGCCACGCGCCACCAGGCATCGCGCGACGGGATCGTCATCGAGCGCGTTGTGCTCGATGAGCCGCCGGTGGCGGTGGTGTCGGATGTCGAGTCCGTCATGGGCCTGTGGTGGCTGCGCTCCGGCGGTTATCCGGTCGGCCGATTGTTTTGCACCTGGGCCGGATAGCCGTGGATCAGGGAAGGCTCCCGTTCGCCGAGATCGCGGCCGCCTGCCTGTCGCACGCGGCCGCGCTGTTGAAGGAATGGCTGCCGGGAGGCCATGCCGAAGGCCACGAGTGGAAGGCGTTGAACCCGACGCGCGCCGATGGCAAGGTCGGCAGCTTCTCGGTAAATATGACCACCGGGGCCTGGGGCGATTTCGCGTGCGACGCCGACAAGGGCGGCGACCTGGTGTCGCTGTATGCCTACCTGTTCCTCGGGGGCGACCAGGGCCGCGCGGCCGTCGAGCTGGCCGAGCGCTTCGGCATCGCCCTGCCGCCGCTGGAGAAGGGCCGTAAGCGCAAGGCGAGGGCAGCGCAGCCGCCTGCACCACCGGCGGAGTCGCCGCCGAAAGAGCCGCGCACCTGGTGGGTTCCGCTCCGGCCGGTGCCGGACGATGCGCCGGCGCCGCCGCAGGCGCATCCGAACCGTGGCGTTCCGGTGCGGATCTCGACTTACCGCGAAGCCGACGGCAGGGTGATCGGCTACGTTTGCCGCTTCGTCACCAGCGACGGCGGCAAGGACGACATTCCGCTGGTTTTTGCGCGTCACGAGAAGTCGGGCAAGTGCGACTGGCGCTGGATGGGCTTTGCAGAGGAGAAGCGGCCGCTCTATGGCCTCGACCGCGCGGCGGCGAAGCCGGAAGCGACGCTGATCTTCACCGAGGGTGAGAAGTGCGCAGACGTCGCACATGAGCAGCTGCCCGAGCTGGCCTCGGTGTCGTGGCCGGGCGGCAGCAACGGCGTGCGCAAGGCCGACATCGAGGCGCTGGCGGATCGCCAGGTAAAGAGGGCCGTGCTGTTCCCGGACTGCGATGCGCAGCGCGAGAAGCTGACGAAGGAGGAAAAGGCGGCCAGCGTCGATCCGGCATCGAAGCCGTACCTGCCGCCGGAGAAGCAGCCAGGCATCAAGGCGATGCTTGCCATCGCCGAGCGCCTGCATGCGATCGGGTACAAGGTCTGGATCATGGACATTCCAGCTCCCGGCGAGAAGCCCGCGGGCTGGGATATTGCCGATGCTGTCGAAGAGGGCTACACGCCAATACAGCTGGCTGAGTACATCCGCGAGAAATGTCTCCCGTACCCGCATCTGCTGGTGCCGTCTGATGACCCTGCGGAGCCGGCTTCTACCCCATCAAATGCTGGCGCGGGCAAGGGGAGGGTTTCCCCACCGTGGATACCGGACCTGCGCTATGACAAGGGCAGCCTGAGCAGCTGCCTGCTGAACGTGTATCAGATCCTCGCCCATCATCCGGCGTGGCAGGGGGTGGTGGCCTTCGACGAGATGTCGCTGTGCACCGTCAAGCGCAAAGCCCCGCCCTATGCCGAAGGCCGGGTAGGGGAGTGGGACGCGCAGGACGACTCGCGCACGGCGATGTGGCTTCAGCGGGTCTATGACTTCTCGGCGTCGTCGGTGATGGTGGCTGAGGCCATCGAAGTGCTGGCCCGGTCGAACGCATGGCATCCGGTGCGCGAGTGGTTGCGCAGCCTGAAATGGGATGGCGAGAAGCGCCTGAACGGCTGGCTGACAAAATATCTCGGCGTGACGCTGTCGCCGTATTCGGCGCGGGTGGCGGCCTGGTGGCTGATGGGCGCGATCAAGCGCGTGCTGCAGCCGGGGGCGAAGTTCGATTACTGCCTGGTGCTCAGCGGCCCGCAGGGCAAGGGCAAGAGCACGGTGTTCGAGGTGCTCGGCGGCGATTGGTACGGCGACACCGAGCTCGACCTGCAGAGCAAGGATGCGATGAGCGCCCTGCGCGGCAAGATGATCTATGAGTTCCCCGAGCTGGGCGCGCTGGCGCGCTCGGAGGAGCGGCGGCAGAAGTCGTTCCTGTCGCGGCGCATCGATGAGTACCGGCCGGTGTATGGCCGCCGCGAGATCAAGGCGCCGCGCCAGGTGGTGTTCGGCGGCTCGACCAACGAGCATGAATGGAACAAGGACCCGACCGGTGGGCGGCGCTTCTGGCCGGTGGATTGCCTGGCTGAGGTGATCGATATCGCCGGCCTGCGCGAGGTGCGCGACCAGCTCTTTGCCGAGGCTCTGGCGCGCGTCGAAGCCGGCGAGCGCTACTGGCCGACGGCCGAGGAGCAGCGCGAATTCTTCGACGAGCAGCAGCTGCGCGTCGAGCAGCAGGACAGCATTGTCGATGCGATCCACGACTGGGTCTATGCCCGCGTGGCCGATTTCTCCGCCTATGACGTGGCGGCGGAATGTTTGAAGCTGGATGCGTCGAAACTGACGCGCGATCTGCAGACCCGCATCGGGATCGCGCTGAGGAAATTGGGTTGCGCTCGGGTCGAGCGTCGCAATGGAATGATCCGGTACTGGTACAAGCCTCCCGTTCGAAATGAGGCCAGCTCGACGTCCGGACAAGCCGAATGGGAGCATGACGATGTGCCCCTTTGAGCGTCGATTCTTCCCAACCTTCCCGACCTCGGCGGCGAGGTTCGGAACCCGCGAGGCCTTGCGGCCCAATGGAGTTCCTAACCTTCCTAACCTTCCCGACCTTTTCTCCTCACGTGTGCGTGGGCGCGCGTGCGGGCGTATGCACCCGCAGGCCCGCGTACGCGCGCACGCGCACCTGACCATTTTCACGTTGGGAAGGTTAGGAAGGTTGGGAACAGTCAGGCGCCACAAGGGCTGCAGGGTTCCTAACCTCTGCCCAACCTCGGCAAGGTTGGGAACATGAGCGGCGGCATGCGCGATCAGATGCCCGTTCTCGCGGCCTTCGTCGATGAGCTGCGGGAGGCCTTTGGCGCCGATGAGATCAACAACGTCATCCGCCGTGGCCTTCGGCCTGACTGCGAAGTCGAACACCGGGTGTATTTCAGCGAAGGCGGGGCAACGCTG